CAATAACCGGTTCTGGCCAAATATAAGACTTCTATTGTTCGTATAGTCATTATTTAAACCTGTGTCGTAAATATAATTACGTGATGTAAGATCAATTATCCTTTGCCGTAGTTCAGCAGGTGTTAAATCTGGATATGCTTGTAAAATGCATGCTCCTACACCAGCTACTTGTGGACTCGCCATACTTGTTCCTGAAATACTTCTCTGGTAAAAGTTATTGTCCCAATAATAACTTGAACCATTATTAGATACGTATGCACTTCTGATGTATCTTCCAGGAGCATATAAAGTAACTCCAGGTCCGCATTCACTAAAGGCAGCTTTCCGTTCCATTCCGGTTTGAGTATAATCAAAATCCAAAGCACCAACCATTATAGCATTCTCACTAAAAGGACTTCCTCCTCTATGATAGTAACTTGCTCGACGACCACCTTGTTGTGGTGGTGCATCGCGCCAGTAGTAGTTATCATAATCAGCGCGCCCGGGCAATTCAATCTTTTGTCGAGAGTTACCGGCAGCAATACATATATGTATGCCTGCTGAGATCATTTGTTCTATTGCGACATCTAGAGATGTAGACCTAACGCCATACCGATAACCAAACATATTTGCGCTGCCAATCATTCCGTATTGAGTTTGTCTGCTGTTTCCAGTCCAGTTTGTACCTCTATAGTTTCCACCATCGATATAGCCAAAGTTCCTGCCGTAACCCCAACTCATATTAACAATAGTAGGTCTATTACTTGTTTTGTTATTATGCCAACCTAAAATAGCATCAAGTCCATCATCAACTTCCATTGCGTTGGGGATGCCGAGATCGATTTTCTGAGCATATATATGCGCCGACTTCGCCCAACCATATCTTAATCCTGCTACTGTTCCAGCAACATGAGATCCATGTCCATTCTGATCACTGTAAAAGTTACTAGGTAGTGTACCACTTACTCCACTTTCCGTGAACCAATTAATTTGCTGTATTCTACTGTTACCATCAGCATCATCAAACTCAGGGTGTCCTACAACAATACCTGTGTCTTGAATAACAACGTCTACGCCTTTACCATCTAGATTATATGTGTAGTCTCCTGAAGGAGGATTGTTGGCAAAATACGGATCAGATCTAGACATAGATCTCCGCATACCCCAATTTAAATTATCACCAAAACTAGAAGATGTTTTGGTGAAGTTTCCTGTTTGTCTACCTAACGGTTCAATGATAAGATCATCATCTTGTGCGTGAGGTATTTCAACGTCTAAAACTCTAGGATCGTCCTTTAGTGTCTTAGCTTCTTCCGAAGTAAGAGCGTAATGTGTAGTTCTTTTGTTAACTGATCTTTGATTTGCAACATCAACAGTGCGATTAGGTATAGCACCGGCACCAGTAGACGCAATCATTTCAGCGTCAAACTGATCTAAATCAACATCTGCGTGTACCGTAACAGCGTATTCACGTTCCATTAATTTAAGTCCACCCAAGATCCATTAGCATAACCCTGAAACTTATTTGTAGTAGTGTTATAGATTGTATCACCGTTTTGAGGAGAAGCGATAGCGTCTCTCTGAGTTGTTGTAAACGTTGCCATTCTAAAAGGTGTTTGATTCGTAAGTTGTACTCTATCAGTAGCTTCCATTGATAAAGTGTTACCACTAACAAAAGATACAGATCCTGTTCCTGACACATTCATCGTATCAACTGTTAGTGTTCCATTTACATTGACATTATTAAACGCTACATTATCTGTTGTATTTAAATTCTGATTAAATGACGATCCACCACCACTACCAGACGAAGCAAATGTAATTGTATCACTACCGGCATTTGTAGTGATTGTCATATTTGAGCCAGCAACAAGTGTTAACGTATCTGTTGCGGCATCTGCAACAACATTACTTTGACCACTAACTGCTATCGTTTTAAATGCCTCAGTTACAGTTCCGCCACCACCTCCTCCAGAAGTTTGTCTTGCTTGTACGTAAGCTGAATCAATGAGTTGAATAGTAAGCGCTGAATCTAAAAACCCTGTTACAATATCAGATGTAAGAGCAAGTGTACCAGAAGCATTTGGTAATACTACATCTGGATTACCACTAAAGCTTGCATGCGTAGGAGCTTTAAGTTTTACTCTATGTGCATTATTTACTTCACAATAAAAATCTATGGCAGCAACATTTCCTGTGCCCGTTTTTATACCTACTAATCCATCAGATACAGTCACTCCTCCAGTTGATCCATTACCATCAATAGTTAATGAACCATCATCAAGTAATGATGTTATATAATTTGAGTCGATTATATCTGTTATAAAACTAGAATCTCGAAGTCTATCTCTTAACGAGATATACGTAGAATCAACTATATTGTTAATAACTCCTGTTACAAAACTAGAGTCTGCCGCGCCAAAACTTTGTCTTGCCTGTATGTATGCTGAGTCAGCGATACCTATGACAAAATTTGAATCTCTAAAAATTTGTCTTGCCTGTATGTACGCTGAGTCAGCAATATTTGTAATGAAACTTGAATCTCTAAAAATTTGTCTTGCTTGTATATATGCAGAATCAACAATACCAAATGCAATTGCACTATCAGTAAGTTCAAAACTAGCGTTAACAATTGCAATCGCCGCATCTGAATCTGGATATGTTAAAAAATTAATAGGAACTGAATCAGTAATTGAGTCAGCAGGCGCGGCAGCTCTTGCTACTGAAACAGTAAAGGTATCAGAAAATCTTGTAAATATTCTGTTTTGTAAATTGTCTAGATTTTTAGCGTCCACTGTTTGTATGGTAACACTAATAGTCTGTCCTTGATTTGGAGATATAGTAATACCATAAACATCAGATGTTTGCGGAACTGATAAAGTAGGAGCGAGTGCAAACCAACCTCTTATTTCTCCTTCTGAAACATCGAACTGATCTAGATTTACAGTAAATTCGATAGAAGCTTCAGTATGATCTAAAGCTATAGTAGAATTATTGGCGACCTCTACTTCTGTTCCATCTAACTTTCTGTATTTTAATATGTCTGCCATTATGCTTCATCTGAATCTTTATCTACTTTTTCAGGAGCTTTATCTTGAGCTTTATCAACTTCATCTTGATTTTCGTCGTCAACTTCTTGATCAAGTTCTTTAGTATCTTCTTCAGATAACTTAAGAACATTTTTCATAACCCATTCTTTGGTAAAGTACTCACCAACATGTGGCTGTATCATATCAAGTGTTTGAATTCTTTCTTTTAATAGTTCACTTTCTTTAAGTTCACTAAAGTAATTATCTCTAGAATATTCAACTTTTATATCTTCTTTCCAGGAATCCCAATCTGCTTCAGTAATAATTTTCTTTAGAATCAATTGTTTTTTCAGTATTTCCATGAATAGTGTAGAAAATTTGTTTCTTAATCTATCAATAAACTTTTGAAACTTTACTTCATCTCTTGATATTTCAGTTGATCGACCTAAAGAAAACTGCTGTTCTTGCTCCAGTCTATTGATTGGAACGTTAAGCGCTTTGTATACTCGTTTTTGAAAATAAACTATATCATCTATTTGACCTAAGTTTTCACCACCTGGCAGCGAAGTAACTTCAGTTCCTCTTCCGCCTTCTCTTCTTGGTAACCAAAAATCTTCAAGCATTGACATGTGTTTTCTATCATCTTTGAGTTCGCCGGTATTTGCGTCGTAAACAAGTTTGTTTCTAAACTTAATCATAATACTCTTTAAGTATTCTTCAGCCTTTCCTTTTGGAAGGTTACCAACATCAACGTAGAATATTCTTCTTTCTGGAGCTCTCGCTAACCTGTAGATAACAAGAGAGTCTTCCATCATTCTTAATTGGTTGATAGGCTTTATTGCTTTGTGTAAATGTGAAACAACCTTTTTACGTGATTCATCTAATAAACCGGACGTTACATAACTAATAGAATCAACGTGAAACTTAACAGCATTATTGTTAGCGCTGTTTCCAGGTTTTTCTTGATAGATGTAGTATTCTTTTACTTCTTTTATAATATCAGCGTTTGTCTTCGGATCTTTTTCTTTTTTAATTTGTTTTACTTTTCTAATTTTAAGTGAATCAATAAAACGTATTTCTTGTATTCCACCTTTTTCATTTCCATCTGGAACTACTAAATGATGATATATTCTTCCGTCAGTATACCATCTTTTAAATATATCATGACCTAGCTCCTTGAAGCTAAGCATCGATAGTATATTTTTAAATTCTTCTTGTATGGATTCTTTGATTTGATCAGTAGCTTCGATGTCATCTAGGCCAAGTGATACAACACCTGACTCGTCATCTACTACTATAGATTCATTAACAATATCTTCAATAGCCGCGTCTACTTCTGGATGAGTAGCGACTCCTCTGTATTTCATTATTAATGAATAGTTATCTTTTGCATTGTTACCATCAATGTCAACGTACTGTCCATAGTAGCTTCCTGAGGCAGTAATATATCCTGCACCGTCCTCACTTTGAGGCGGAACTACAGACTTTAATTTATCATTAGTCTTACTAGCTCTTTTAATCTCAAAACCAAATAATTTAATTGAATTCTCTTCTGCCATAACGACCCTTTATTTTGTATTTGCAAGGGGCATTGCTGCCCCTCACATATATTTATTCACCTATTAGACGTTAGGTACTTCACCGCGAGTTTCAGGACCGGTTACGTTTCCTCTTCCAGCTTTCGCTGAAGATCCTGTACCACTTTCCCAGTAGTCGTATTGCCATTCAATAGAAAATTCTTCTATCTGATCGTTAGCATCATAGGCCAAATCTATTGCAGACACTGCTGATGGAAATGCACCAACAAACTTATATGAATAAAGAACGATACCGTTTTTATCCAATTGTTCTACAGATAGATCTGCTTTATATAGATCAGGCTCTTGTTGGCCAGTATTTGCTTCATGAGCGTTCTGATCTCTCATCCATGCTTCCATAGAAGCTCTAATTTTGAAATCAGTGTCATTGTAAACAGTAATTACCCAAGGTTCGAATGTTCGATCCCCGACTAAATTTACAGTTCTACCTCTGAAAAATGCAGGGGCAACACCCATTGTTGATGCTGGTAACTGAGCTGCTCGACATAAGAATTGCATTTTTGAGTCAGCACCACTGATTCCAGGAAGTCCGCCTAACATATCAGGTGAGTTACATGTAACCTGATAGAGATTAGCGCGGGATCCACCACCAGCAAGTGCGCCTTTAAATGCAGATATTTTTTGTATAGCCATTTTATTATCTCCTTACCAATATTTATATTGTTCCAACAACTTCTCTAAACTCAACGCCTGATCTTACTCCAACAAAGTTAAGTGTGATGAAGTTAATTGATCTTGCGGGCTTAATGAAGATGTTAGCAACAAATTGATTAGTATCGACAATTTCTGGACCGTTGTTTGTTTCATCACAGACTATTTTGAAATCTGTAATTCCACGTCGTCCTTGAATATTTCGGAGAACTGGTTCCACAATACCTTGAAATTCTGCTCTTGTAAATTCATCGTTGAATTCAAAGATAGTTGATTTCGCGGCTGTAGAAATCGCTCTTTCAATAACAAGAAATAGACGTCTAACATTAATACGATCAAATGCAGATGGTCGATCTTGATGTGTCTTATCACCGAATAGCAATATTCCTTGACCAGGAAGATTCGCAACAGGATTGACTCCAATCTTGTAGTGCGTATCTCTGTCTGCTTTATTAGGATTATAAGCTAATGCTGTGACTCCGAGGTATTGACCTCTTCGTGTACCTGCAGGTGAAAAGAACGGTGCAGCATTTCTATCAGTAGCGGCCATGATGCCTGCTGTTGATGAAGCTGCTGGTATGAAGATAAACTTATCGTTGTGTTTATCATAAATTTTAAGATAGTTATTATCGACAACAAGATAAGAACTCTTAGTAAAGTTAGCAACTGCTGTTGCAACGTCAGCCACTGCACTCGCAGCATTATTAACGACTGCTGCTCTGTTTGGTGATGTTACGACAACACAATCTTTACGTTTAGATTGAGCTGTTGCTACTAAGTCATTGACAACAGTTACTTGATCTGATGCCGTGCCTAGACCAGGTGCTATCAAGAAGTCGACTTCTATGATATCTGGATCTTCAACTAGATCAAATCCAGATTGATAGTTTCCTGTTGTTAATGCGGATCCATCATCTCCATCAGTTAGAGATGTTTGTACACGCGATCCTGCTCGACCAGTAGCATAGTTTTTAGCTGGTGATGTTGCAGTTCCAGCAGCGGTACCAAGGCCTAACTGTGTAATATCAGCGACCCATACGTATCCAGACTGTCTATTAATAACATCTTTTAGATAATTAGTACTTCCATCAGTATTCTTTGCATTTTCTGCAACTGATACATGTGGAAATACTTCTAAAACTGTTCCTTTTGTTCCAGAAAACTTTCCGTCTTCGTCAACAACTGCTACATGCACTTCATCATCGGTTGCCGTATCTGCAGCTGCTGTTGCACTTGTACCTGGTGCTCT